TTTTTGCAGGCGGCGGAGAAACTGGTAATTCAACTCATCCAATACATCTGCAGTCAGTCTTTTATTCTTGAACTCATAAAAAGCATCCCTTTTTGGTTTCTGACCTTTGGTAAGCCAGATAAATGCAAGGTCTCTTTCGCATAATTCCACAATACGGTCAACAGCTCTAATCCCACGCATGTTTGCGTAAGTAACTACGGCATACATCATAATTGGGTTATACCCGGTTCTTCCCTTATCTGAACAATTGGCCAACAAGCCAGAAAAATCTAATTCCTCCATCACTTTTTTCAGGGTATAGACTGGATCGTCGTCAGGTAAACACAATTCGAAGAAACTGAAGTTAATTTTCTGTTGCCCTAATTCAAAAAATTCGTTATAATACTTATTGTTTAGCATAGTTACATTATAACATGTAACGGAGAAGAGATGGTTGTCGTTAGCCATCTTTTTCTCTTTTATGGAAAAATTTCAGGGGCAGATGTGACCTGGTATGAGTCACATCTGCCCCTATTTGGAACTATCTATTTCCCGATAGCCCCTTCTTTATTATATATGTCTGCTACAGTTGGAAGAATTCCTTTACCTGCCCCAGGATGATGCCCATAAGCCTGGTTCTGGACTCCACGCTTGCCCAGCCCACGTGGGGAGTGATGAAAAGCTTTCTGCTGTCTGTAATGCGAAGCAGAGGATTGTCCGGACTCATTGGCTCCGTACAAAGCACATCTAAGCCTGCGGCGGCAATCTCGCCTTGCTCCAGGGCGGCAGCAAGATCCTGCTCGACAACGATAGGACCCCGGCCAAGGTTCAGAAAGATGCAGGTTTTCTTCATCTTCTGAAATGCCCGGGCATCAATCAGATTTTCCGTTTGCGCATTGAGCGGCGCGTGTACGGAGATAATATCGGAAGAGGCAAGCAAAGTATCCATGTCTACCTGATGGTAGCCATCCTGAGGGGCGCTGCCGGAAGGAGAGGCGTAGATAACATTTAGTCCAAAGGCCTCCGCAATAGAGGCTACCCGCCTGCCGATATTGCCAAGCCCGATGATCCCAAAGGTCTTGCCATGCAACTCATAAAACCGTTCTTCAAAGTGCGTAAAGATCGTATCATTGGTATAGCGGCCTTCTTTTACATAATCATCATAGTACCGAAGTTTCTCAAGAAGGAAAAGCAGCATTGCAAAGGTGTGCTGCGCGACGGATTCTGTTGAATATCCGGCAACATTCCTCCATGCGATATTGCGGCTTTTTAAATAGTCCTTATCCAGATTATTGGTTCCCGTGGCAGTCACGCAGACCAACTTCAGGTTCCGGGCCTTCCCAATAGTCGATTCATTTACCTGTATCTTATTTACAATTATTACGTCGGCATCTTCGACCCGCCCAGGGACTTCTTCGGAAGTAGTGAAAGGATACTTCACCACCTCGCCTAACTGGTCGTAGCCGGACAAGTCGATGTCTTCGCCGATTGTCTTTACATCTAGGAATACGATTTTCATAAAACAGGCCTCCCTTACATATTCATTTATCAGTATTTTGGAAAATTATATCACAGGAAAGTGATTACGAAAACAGAATATTTAGAATCGAGCATGAAAAAAGCGGGTGATGGGAATCGAACCCACGTATCCAGCTTGGAAGGCTGGTGTTCTACCATTGAACTACACCCGCATATCGGGGTGACAGGATTCGAACCTGCGACCTCCTGGTCCCAAACCAGGCGCTCTAGCCAAACTGAGCCACACCCCGTAATAACTTATCTGATTGTGAACGTTTCACGCTGTGAACGAAATAAATAATATCATTTTTGGAAACAAATATCAAGAGTTAATTGCAAAGAATGTTAAAAAAATACCAGCCATGAAATATCCCATGGCTGGCATTCCCCTTTATTCTCCTCCCGGGCCGTCTTTCCTTGGCCGCTGGGATTCTGGCAGCGGTTCCACTGCCTTTGTAGGATTCAGACGTTCGTCATTGGATTCCTTATCCTTCTGCTTGTCTGAAATCGTTGGAATAGGTGCTTCAACTATCTCTTTCATGCGTAATCCTCCTTGCCTATTCTGCCTCTCCCTCTGCCACGATATCTTCCAGAACGTGAATTAAGTCGTGGATGGATTCCAGCCTTACATCCCGTTCCAGGATACAGTTTTTAAGATTAATAGACAGTGATTCGAATTTGTCCCGGATTGCCGGGGATACATAGGATGCCATATAATCACCTCGCTATAGTATGTGCAGAAAGCGGCCGGTTTATTAATTTTGAATTTGGCAGGGACTTTAAGTTGAAGTGAAGGATACCCGTGTGACGGGTTATCCTTCAGGAAAGAATTGCAGATCAATCTAAGGTATTCATCATTTTCCAAGCACAGCAGCAAGGCGTACTGCAAGTACCGGAAACCTTGATAGGTCAAATATGACAAAAGTTTATTGAACTCGTCGAGATTCGACCGGCTTGGAAATAGGAAATAAAAAAATGGAGTATACGGGACTTGAACCCTCTGTAAAAACGCCATAACCACTATAAATACAGGGAATGTTATTTTTCGTGTTGCATTTCGTGTTGCATACGCTCGAAGTGCGTATTGATTTTTTCAGACTGCTTCTTCATCTCGTCGGTGATGACGCCGCGGTAGACGCTCTTCATGACGCTGTCCGTAGCCCATCCGCCCCTTGCGACGATATACTGGTCCTGCACGCCGATCGCATGCATGATCGACGCGGCATAGTGGCGCAGGTCATGGAACCGGAAATGAGGCAGGCCGGCAGACTGTACGGCTCTCTGGAACCGCCGCGTAATCTGGTCAGGAGTGGCCTTGACGATCCGCCCCTCTATCCCGGACATGCGCTGGATAACGAAGTCAGGAAACTCTATGTCGCGGTAGCCGCTGTAGGTCTTGGGCTGCTTGACGTGCCACGCCCTGTCCGGGCCCAGGACCATGTTGCGCCGGACAGTCACGATGCTGCCGCTGATGTCCCGCGACTCGAGGGCGCAGATCTCCCCCCGGCGAAGAGGGCCGAAGGCGGCTAGCAGCACGGCGATCTCCAGTTCCCTGCCCTGGGCGTGCCTGAGAAGGGCCAGGATGTCCGCATCGGAAGGGACGTACAGGTCGGACTTTCTTTTGGCCGGCAGCGTTGTCTTAAGCCTGAAATCCGGGGCGAAAACCTCGAGTGTGGAAGATAGTAGGGCATGGGCGTTCCGGACGGTCTTAGGGCTCAATCTCGCGCTCAGGCCGCTGACCCACTTCTGGATCCTGGTATTGTCGAGATCCTGCGTGCGCATCCTCCCAATATCGGATCCGAGGAAGTAATTCCGGTACAGGCTCTCATACCCGCGGAGGGTGCTCTGCGAGAGAACGGCGGCCTTGCTGTCGATGTACAGGCGTACCGCCTCGCTGACCGGCATGTCGGACACGCGGGAGAGCTGCTCCTTCCCGGCCGCGAAGTCCGCGGCCATCTGCTCGGCAAGCCGCTTGCCCTTCGAGCCGGGAACGTCCGACGTGAAGGAGCGGTATACTCTTTTGTGCTTTATCGTCCCATCCGGCTGCAGAATATCCTCCGTATGGGAATAGACCTGGCAGCGCCAGGATCCTGATGGCAGTTTCTTTGCTGTTGGCATTCTATCATCCTCCTTTTTTAAGGTGCAAAAATAACAGCCAACGAGGAACGGGTGTTCCGCTTGCGGTGGCTGTCCGAAGATGATACAATATATTTGTTGAATATGCGTATATCTTCGGGTATATGTTAGGCCGTTCCTGGTTGCCGCCAGGAGCGGTTTTTTTATCCAAATAACTTGTTTTCGATATCACCATATTGTTCCATCGGTGGAATTTCCAAATTGGAAAGTAGTAACTCTTTTCCGGGGGCATGAGTATTTGCGGAATAATCTAAGTAAATATGCTGTCTTTGGCTATGGCGATATATTCTTTTTATTTCTGGTACATCATCATAACTGATAAGCCATGGATAAGATTTTGTCTTAATAAATTTTGCCAATTCCCGATGTAAATCCTTTTCATAATAATATCTGTATAAAGAAGGCCCCTTGTTATAATAGGGTGGATCTATATATACAAAGGTGTTTTTGTTCCTTTTGTATTTTGTTTTCTCCTTTAAAAAATCGAGAGCATCCATATTGTATAATTCAATTTGATTTGAAAATTGTGATAAATCTTCTATACTTTTTATGATACGAGTTTTGTTAAATCTGCAGTCTATCTTGTATCGTGATTCTTGTTTCATACCGCCGAGAGGATTTGCGTTTAATATCCCGGAAAAATTTGTACGATTTAGGAACAATCCGGCAAACCCAATTTCTACTATACTTTTTCCTTTTAAATAGTCGCTATTACGGTATAGAGCATATGCATTCCAAGCATCTACAGTGATATTAACTTCATGTATCATCTCAATTAATTCATGTGTATGTTCCATAACAGAAACCCAGAAGCAGTATATTAAAGGGTCCAGTTCATTAATCATAGCTTTTGAAATTGTACCTGATTCAAGCAAGGCAAGTGACGCGGCGGCACTTCCTGCATAGGGTTCATAGAAAGTACATCCGGTCAGTTTTTCTGTTTCTATCAACTTTTGAATGTAAGGTGCTAATTTTGATTTAGCACCTGGGTATCTTAAAGGGTTATTAATTGTCATGTTCATCATCTCCTGAGACGATTATACAATAGTATAATAGGTTTGGCCAGAATTAATTGAATTTAGGAATCTTTGTTCTGCCAGCAACGATATTAAACTTATCCTTAAAATTTCTTTTGAATTTTCGATAGTCATCGGGATGATCTTCTATCCAATATTTCATTAGATTTATATCCTCAAACATTCTCTGATTATCAATGAACCATTGCTTATATTTTTCTCTGTCTTTTTTATAGTGGCTATACTGACTGCTTGTAAGAGGATCCATTTCTTTAAAAAAACGTAACGACAATCCCTTTTCAAAGAAGTTTGAGAGAATTTCATGTGTTGGAGGTAAACTTATTAAATATTCGTATAATAGGGCTTCGGGGCCTTTGTTACCGGGGAGAAATATTACATTGTTATATCGATCAGGTAAATCTTTGTATTTGGTTGGTAATATATTTTTATCTCCATCTAAAATAAATAAAACATTTTTAAAATAAGCCGGATCATTATATAAAAGAGCCATTAAGGATTCGCCGCCTAATTTTATGTCAATGAGACGATAGCGATCTTCATATTCGCTTAATAAACGAGAGATTAACCATCGAGCCTCAGAATCCTCAGAGTATATTACAATTCTTTTCTGTGTGTTTGTAAGATAGTAATTGCTAATAAGCATATCATTCTCCATCGCTTCATAAGTTGGATTATGTTTTATTTGAAGTATATTGTTAGCCGTGGTGAAATATTCTATGCTTATGTCATGATCGTTAGTTTGTTTTTGATTTAGATATTCCAGTATTTGCAATGAATGTGTAGTAAAAACAGCCTGAAAATTAAAGTATTTACTTATATCATATATTAAATCGACAAGTCTAATTTGGGCAGCCGGATGAAGAGTGGCATCTATTTCGTCAACTAGCAATAATCCGCCTAGCCATGGTTCGGCTTGGTTTTCCCAAGATGAACGTAATTTTATAAAAGAAAGAAGTAGATACAAAATCTGCATCAGATTATCTTGTCCGGACGAATTGCCTAAATAATCATATTTAGGTGTATTTATTCCTCCTGATCGTTTTTTGTTGATTTCATAATTTGATATGCTGTCAATCGTATCATCAAGTGAGAGTATATTTTTATAATTTGTAAATAGCCATTTTAAGTCGCTGTCAGTCAATTTGCTTTTAAACTTTCGTTCCTCTATAACTTCTTGTTCATTTTCCCCCAAAGGATAGAGTCTGCTCAGACCTAGATAGAATGATGGGATAGGAAGTTTTTTGGACGTTTTTGAAGTAGAAGTACTAAAGGGATCAATCCAATAATTTAAAATACGAAATCTGTTTTTTTCTTCCGAATCAGATGTCCATTTCTGCCATGTAACACGCAATCCAATTTGTAATGGTTCTGGCAGGGCAGGATGTTGGTATAATATGCTGCCAATGGGACCGCTTACTTTGTCATGAGTTTTTGATCCTTTAAAGAGTTCCGAAAATTCTGCCTTAAACTGTTTATCGGTAATGGTTGTTCCATATTTACTTTTTAGTTCACTGGAATTGCCTAAAATTCCTAAAATCGTAGATTTGCCTGTTGCGTTATGCCCAGCAATTGCAGTTATGGTCTCTCCTAATTGTATCTTCTGATTCTTAAATATACGAAAATCATCTAATAGTAATTGTAAAAACATCTTTTCTCCACCTTTTTATCTTTTGTGTCTCGTAGAAATTTGTTTATTCCAATCCGTGTTCGCAATACAGAGAGCGAATAATTATTATTAGTCTAATTCGGACAATAATTTTATTAACTTCATTTTCTGTTCAGTTGAGAATTCTTTTCCGTTGCGTGCAAGGAGTCTTTCTACATCAGCATAGGATGGTTCTTTTTTTACGATTTCGCCAGCAACTAACCTCTCCAAATCCTCAACAGTAATGCCGAGAGTTTGACAAATTAAAATAATATTATCCACACTGGCTCGGCCGACACCTTTTTTCAATATCGTGTATAGAGTACTTTCCGGAATTCCGCATGCATGTGCAAAAGATCGAATAGAGTACCCTTGTTCTTTTATGAGTCTCTCTAATACCTTGGCTTTTTCCATAGATTCACCTCGACTTTAAGTTATTCACATTATACTTGATATTTTGATAAATGTAAACATAAAATTACGGAAATCCGTAAATATTCGGAAGTCAGCAAACAAGTAGTTGACAATTTGCGGAAAACCGATTATATTTTAAATATGATTTGCGGAGTACCGCAATAGAAGAGAGGTGAGAAAATGTATAATAGACTGTTAAATGCAATGAAGGAAAAGAATATAACTATCACGCAAATTGCTAACTTGCTCGGATGTAGAGTTGCAACTGCAAGTGACAAAATTAATGGGGTTGTTGACTGCGGATTCTATTTTGACGAGGCCACAAAAATCAAAAATGTATTTTTCCCTGAATATGATATTGAATATTTATTCCAGCGTGAAAAGCGAATTGCTTAAACAGAACAAATGTTTGCAAAATTACTATAGCATTTCTGAATGCTGAAATCAATTGGCAATTATGCAAGAAAAAAGGCGGGGAGGTGAAGAGGATGCCAAGAGTAGTACTGACTGAGAGCGAGAGAGACAGGGAAGCCGTGGAGAGCCTCATCAAGAAGCATGCAGGGGCCATGAGGCTGACCATGCCGATGCTGGCCAAGCGGATAGGGATGCCGTCCGCGACGCTGTACAAGCGCCTACATGATCCGGACACGTTCCGGCGCGGAGAGATGCGGCGAATATGCAAGGCGCTTAAAATACCGGAGGACGAGAGGGGAGGGCTGCTGGGATGAAGGAATTTTTAAGAGACTTAGTTACAGGATTTATTGTCGGCCTGGCAACGGGCGCGGGGATCATCATAGTAGTGCTGGTCTACTGCCGGATGGCAGGGCCGTTATAGGGAGGAGGCGAGGAAATTGACGAAGGAAAGATGGATGGACCTCGGGCTGCAGATAGAGCCGCACCTGAAAGAGATCGCAAGGCTCGTCTCGCAGGCCGGAATGGACGTGGTAAGCATTGCGGCCACGGATAGCGGCCTTGCGTGGGCGACCTACATCGACGAGGATGACAGGCATTATAACGTTGAAGTCAAGTCTGACGGAGTAATCGAACTGTCGATAGACGGTGGCGTATTCTACACGAAAAACTGAAAGAGCGCTTACATAAGCCGGCAAGGCGTAAGCACTCTCGTAATCAACCAATTAGAGTATAGCACAGAAAGGCAGGTAAATACAAATGAAAAATAAGGCAATCAATGCTCTGATAGAGATGGGCATGCCGGCGAACGTCAAGGGATTCCATTACATAGCGGAAGCAATGGCCCTGCTTGAAGAGGACCCGTCATGGAAGCCCGGAAAGACAGGGGAGGTGTACCGCAGGCTGTCCGAGATGAGCGGGGACACGCCTTCCAGGGTAGAGAGGGCGATCAGGCATGCATTCACAATCGTGCTGACGGAGGGATACCTCGATGCGGTAGAGAAATACCTGACGCTGCAGAACACGACGAACGGGAATCTGCTGGCAACATTGTATCTGAGATTATCACAGGAGAAGGGAAAGGAGAAATAAGTATGAAATTATATGAACTAACAGAACAGTACGATGGGGTAATGAACCTGCTCTATGATGGCGAGACGGACGAGCAGACGATTCTGGACACGCTGGAATCCATTGAAGGAGAGATCGAGGACAAGGCTGACAATTACGCAAAGATCATCAAAACGATGACAGCAGAGGCGGAAGCAATCAAATCTGAAGAGGACAGGATTCATAAAAGAAGAATGACGCTTGAAAATCGTGCGAAGTGGCTGAAGGATACCCTGCAGGCGAACCTTGAGTTCATTGGCAAGACAAAGTTCAAGACAGAATTATTCAGTTTTCCGTATCATCGAATGGCGGGAAACAGCCGCTGGTAATTACGGACAACCTTGGTGAGATACCTGGCAAATATCTGATTCCGCAGGATCCGGTTGTGGACAAGGATGCGGTCCGCGAACTTCTGAAAGACAAAGAGGTAGAGTGGGCAAAACTGGAACCATACGGAAAGCATCTTAACATCCGGTGATGCCAATGGAAGAGAAGAAACTAGAAGGCATATCGCCTTACCGCATGAATCAGATTGTAAAGACGGCCAGCGTGATAACGGAGCAGCTGGTAAACGGCCGGCACCTGTTTCAGCCGACTTATCATGAATGCGAGATCTGCATCGAGCTGGTGGCGGAGGCGATCCGGAAAAGCAAGAATGAATATAGGAGGAAATAGGATGTTTTTGAACAAGACGAAATTAAAGCAATTGATAAAAAGCTCCTTCCGATGGGAGGGACTGACCGTTGGCCGGATCTACGGCGGGCTTGTCGTGGCTGGCGGCACCTGGATTACCTGGACGGAGGATGGGTACATACCGAACTGGCTGAAGGCGGCCGTAATGGAATATACCGGGGAACTGCCCAAGCAGGGATGCGCTTTTAAAGCGAAGAAAGACGAGCCTATCCAGTACGAGATTGCAGACAATGATTTCTATGATCTGCCGGAAATGAAACGGAAATGCATATTTGCCTATACGGTCACGCCGGTCGTCATAAAAGACCAGCATTGCCAGGTACGGCTTCTGCAGCAGAATACGTCCGGAAGCATTCTGGCCGTGCCGGAAACCTGCTGCGAGATCATCGACCTGAGCGAGCTGGGAGATGAGAATGCGCCATCCGGACCGGCATCCGTAAGCGAATCCGGAGGCATCCTGCTGTATAAAAACGAGCATTCAGCATATGCATTTACACCGCTTGACGGGGTTAGGGATGATGCAAGAGAAATCATGGATGCTGTTTTCGCGATTGATTTCAGCAAAATCGGGGAGGGAAGATAATGGGAATTCCAGTTCTGATTATAGGAAAATCCGGCGCAGGAAAAAGCCGGAGCATGAAAAACTGTGTTGGAAAGGACTTCGGGCTTATCCGTGTATTAAACAAGCCGCTGCCCTTCAAAGGAAAACTTGCAGGAAACGTGTGCACTGACTATGGAAAGATCAAGGCGGCTGTTAAAAGCAAGCAGTGGCCGAAATCTATCGTGATTGATGATGCAGGATACCTGATCACGAAGCAATTTATGGATGGACACAGTACGACCGGGAAGGGAAATGCAGTGTTTGGTCTGTACAACCAGCTGGCGGATGATTTTTACCGGCTAATTGATTGCATTTCCAATGAAGTGCCGGAGGACCGGATCGTATACGTTATCATGCATGAGGATGTCAATGAATTCGGAGACATCGGGCCTAAAACAATCGGGAAACTGCTGGACGAAAAAGTCTGCCTTCCCGGCATGTTTACCATCATTCTGCGCGCTGTTAAGGGTGAACGCTACGTCTTTGTGACCCAGTCGAGGGACGGAGCTGTGAGTAAATCACCGGATGACATGTTTCCGGAGATAGAGATAGACAATGACCTTCTGCTGGTGGACAACACCATCCGGCAGTATTACGGGATAGAAAACCCAAAGAATCAAGAAAGAGAGGATGAGACATTATGATAGCAAAACCACAGGGATACGATGAGGCACCGGCTTACACGGGAGAGTCTGTACAGCTTCCGGCTGGCCTATACATATGCGAAGTCTTAGGAGCAAAGCAGGAGGAGTATAACGGGCATGACCGATTTGTCATGCAGTTTGACATAGCAGAAGGGGAATACAAAGGCTTTTATCAGAAGCAGTATAATGCTGCAAAGCAGACGGATCAGAATGCAAAATATAAAGGCATACACAGGCAGAACATGGATGGACTGGGAACCCCGTTCTTTAAAGGGCTTATGACCAGTATCGAAAAATCGAATCCTGGCTATTCCTTCCCATGGGGACAGCAGGGAAATGAAAAAACGCTTGTAAAGAAGAAATTTGGCGCAATTATGGGAAGGGAAGAATTCCTTACGTCTGGAGGGGAGAAGCGCATGGTAACCAAGATAGCGCAGATCCGCAGCATAGACGGCTTAAAGGACGCAAAGGTGCCGGAGGACAAGCTGCTCGGGGATGACGCAGGAGCCGCCAGCGCGCCCCCGCAGTATGGACCGGCAGACGAGAACGGATTCATGAATATCCCGGATGGTATCGATGAAGAGCTGCCATTTATGTAGGGAGGACTACGAAGAGGTAAAGCGGATATTAAGCATGAAAAAGGTAGCGGAATTTTACGGGTTCCAGACAAACCGGCAGGGGTTCTGCCTCTGCCCTTTTCATGCGGACAGCCATCCCAGCATGAAGATTTACCAGCATGACAAGGGATATTTCTGTTTTACCTGCCACGAAGGCGGCGATGTAGTGAAATTTGTGGGAAGGCTTTTTGACCTGACCAATGAAGAGGCATGCAAAAAACTGATCGAGGACTTTTCCCTGCCAATCCGGCTGGAGAACCTTTCCTACCGGGAGAAGCGGGAGCGTCAGGAGCGGCAGGGAAGATATAGGGAACTCCAAAAGTTTAAGACAATGGCAATGGCGATCCTGAAGGGCTACTGGATGCTTTTGTGCGAGGCTGCGCAGGACTTCGCGTCTCCCCATTTTGAAGAGGCGATGCAGGAATTATCTGTCGTGGAATACAGGCTCGAGTGCCTGGAGAAATGCCCGGAAAAGTACTACGCAGACAGGAAGGCGGTGAGAAGACTTGGAGAAATCGAAAGACGAATTGCTGGATGGAATGATGGAACTTACTCCCGCCGATCCGTTTCCAGACGAAGTTTTTTATAAGATTTTTGAAATAGAGGATATCGTAGAGCGGACAAGGTATATCGAAGGGATGAAAACCAGAGCCAGGCAATTGAAACGGATCAGCGAGTTTAATTCGACGCTAAAGGCCTTCTTCCAAGACTATGCGCAGAAGATGAAAGAAACCGGGAACAAGACCGCCTTTACCGGACAGCCGGTAGAATTGGAGTGCGGGCAGTGGCGGGCAAACGATCTGGGCGTAACCATGCAGCGTTTCGACAATAAGGGAATGCCGGTGATTATCAATGCCTGCACGCACCCGATTCTTCCAATGGAGATACTGAAAAATGTTGATACTGGAGATGAACGGATCCGGCTGGCTTACTTTAAGTACGGGACCTGGAATCAGGTTACTGTCGGCCGGGATGTGTGCGCAGATAACAACTCCATTGTGAAGGTATTGAGCAAGATCGGTATTGAGGTTACCACGGAGAATGCCAAGAGCCTTGTAAAGTATATCAGTGACTGTGTGGGATATAATCCAGCAAAATTAAGCCCTAAACGGTCAATTAACCGGCTTGGATGGGCAGGGAATGAGTTCATGCCTTATGCTCAGGATATTGTCTATGATGGCGATGAAAGATTCAATGCAGTATTCAAAAATATAAGACAGGAAGGCAGTTTTGATGCGTGGAAAGACCATTGCTCTGTGCTCAGGAAAAACAAAATCGTAAGAATGGCATTTGCAGCGAGCGCGGCAAGTCCATTGCTCAGTTTGGTAAATGCGCTTCCATTTGTATTCCATATCTGGAGTGGTGATTCAGGCACCTGCAAGACAGTAGCGGTAATGGCAGCCATGTCCATATGGGGGGATCCTAAAATGGGCGGACTGTTGAAAACAATGGACAATACACAGTACTTTTATATGGAGTCAGCAGCATTCCTGCGCTCTATCCCATTCGCGGGAGATGAATTACAGACTGTGAAAGATAGATGGACAACCAACTATGACAAACTGATTTATAGGCTGACCGAAGGCATTATGCGTGGACAGGGAAAGGCATCTGGAGGTGTAAAAGAGACGATGACATGGTGCAACAGCTTCCTGTTTACGGGCGAGGAGCCCATCACAAAGCAGAACAGCCGGGCAGGATCAAAGAACCGGGTGATAGAGATAGAAATTGAGTCCAAGCTGCTTGAAGATGGAAATTACAGCGTGTCGGTATTAGAAGAAAACCATGGATTTGCAGGGAAAATGTTAGTGGATTATCTGCGTGGCACTGAAACAAGAAAATTGAAGGAAGAATATAAGCGTCTTTTTGATTCCATGTGCAAACTCGACACGACCGAAAAACAGGCAATGGCGATGTCCTGTATATTGGTGGCTGATCGGATACTTACAGAATTGATCTTTACGGACGAAATTCCGTTAACTATAGCTGACGTGAAAGAGTATCTCAGGAGCGCAAATGAAGTGGATGTAGCAGAACGGTCCTATCAGGCAGTGCTGAACTGGATTGCCAAGAACCCGGTGCGGTTCCAGAACCCGAATGGGACAGACTCCCTGAATAAGGGAGAGGTCTGGGGCAGGATCGATGAGGATGAGGAGCATCCGGAAAAGCCACCAGTAGCCGTGATCAATAAGGATGTGCTGTGCGAGTTTCTGGAAAAGACGGGATTCGATTATGCAGCAATCAGCAAGAAATGGGCAGAAAAGAACCGGCTTGTGAAAAATACGCAAGGTAAATTTGTCCATCAAACAAAAGTACATGGAATCAAGGCAAGTTATTTAAAAATAAACATGGAGCCGGATGCAGACGAGGATGGTTTTACCGCGGTGGATAATGATCAGATAAGACTTCCATTCGATTAAAGTCTTACCGCAAATATTTTGGTAAGACAAAATGTAAGACCATAAAACAGCGTGAATACGCACTTTATAATATATAGTCTTACCATCTTACCTGTCTTACCATGTACCATATACGTGTAGGAGTAAAAATTACAATAATTTTTTTTCTTATAAAAATATGTGGTTGTATGGTGTGTTTTTGGGTAAGACGGTAAGACCCAACGTTTTTACTGGCTTTGCGGCATGTTTTTTTACATAAACGTGGAAAGACCTTCGCGTAAAAAGGTAAGACCAAGCGAAAATGGAGGAGGAAAAACGAGCGGGTACGCATAGAGGAGGAATAAAATATGAGCAATAAAAGCAATGGAACAGCATTCGAGAAGGAATTTGCCCAGATGCTTTCGGAGCATGGATTCTGGGTGCATTGTCTGAAAGACAATCAGAACGGGCAGCCGTTTGACGTGATCGCGGCAAGAAATGGAGAGACCTATGTATTTGACTGCAAGGACTGCCAGGGCGAATCCTTCAGGATGAGCAGGATAGAGGAGAACCAGCACAATGCGATGTCATTATGGAGCAGCACAGGGAACCGCCCGGGACTCTTTGCGATTAGGATGCAGGGCATGGTCATTTTGGTGCCTTACCGCATGCTTGCGACCATGATGGAAAGTGGAGCGAAGCAGGCGACCAGAAATGAATTAATGCGCTGCGGAAGGCTCTTTGAACGCTGGATCGAGCATCGGGACCGCCTTGATAGGAAGGTGACGGGATGCAGGTAACGATCAGCAATGAGATTTACATTACAAACCCCACCCCGGAAGTCGTGCAGTGGGCGAGAGAGAATCTGATCATTCCGAATCCTGAGTACGCGAAGAAGCAGCGGATGGGACTATGGACTGGAAATACGGAAAAGCAGTTATATCTCTTCTACGTAGATGGCGATGTGCTGGCTCTTCCGTGCGGGACTGGAAAGCAGGTGCGAAGATTTCTGACAGAGGTTACGGGGATCATACAAGACCTGGCAGACAATGGGATGCTGGAGTTCCCGGACATGGTTCCGCTGTATGAATATCAAGAGGCGGCGGTAAGCGCCATGAAAAGGGCTGGATGCGGAATTCTCCAAAGCCCTTGCGGCTCCGGAAAGACTCAGATGGGGATCGCGCTTGCGGCGAGGATCGGGAGAAAGACGCTCTGGCTGACGCACACCGCAGATCTGTTGAATCAGTCTTATGACCGGGCGCGACAGTATTACCCAGAGGAAACGCTTGGGAAGATCACAGGAGGCAGGGTGCAGATTGGAAGCCATATGACTTTTGCGACTGTGCAGACGCTTTCAAAACTGGATCTGGAGAAGTACAAGTATGAATGGGATGTCATTATCGTGGATGAATGCCACCGGGTATCAGGAACTCCATCTGGAATGAAGATGTTTTACAGGGTTATGAGCCGTCTGGCTGCAAGTTACAAATACGGACTCAGTGCAACGGTTCACAGATCTGACGGGCTGATCAAAAGCACATTCGCCATACTGGGAGATATCCAGTATAAGGTGCCGGATGAAGCGGTTGCGGAAAAGATCATGCAGGTGGAGATCTTAAGAAGGGATACGGGGATCATGACAAGCCGGTCATGCCTGGATACGGACGGGACTATGGTATACAGCAAACTGATGGAATATCTGACCGGAAACATTGCACGATGCCAGATCATTGCGGAGGATTTGGTCAAGAATCAAAATCACTCGAATCTGATTCTATCGGACAGACTGGATCATCTGCATCTGCTGCAGAATATGCTGCCTGAAGAATTGAAAAAGGATAGCGCCATGATTGACGGCAGGATGACATCCAAGAAGGCAAAGGATGACCGGATACAGGCGATCGAGGATATGAAGGCAGGAAAAAAGCATTTCCTATTTGCATCCTTTAGCTTAGCAAAAGAGGGGCTGGACATTCCGAGGCTTGACCGGCTGTACCTTACGACTCCAAAGAAAGATTACGCAGTCGTGACGCAGAGCATTGGAAGGATTGCCAGGACATCCGAAGGGAAGGAACAGCCAGTCTGTTATGACTATGTAGATCAGATCGGCTTCTGCGAGAATCAATGGAAACGGAGAAAAACCAGTTATAGGAAAGCGAGGTGCAGGATTATTGAATGATGCGGACAGAATCCAGCAGAAAGTGAGAGGAATCTATAACGACTGCTGGGGATCCTACAAGCAGTACCTGAGCGATCATGATATGGGGGGATTCAACAGGCGAGTAACTGAACTGAAGGAAAAATACGGAAACGACGAGTTCCTGATCGGTATCCTGTATGCATTTGCGCCAATAATCAATACGCTGCATGCGGAATATTTGATGGGGATTTCAGGAAAATAATTGAACAGTGTTTGAATGAAAGCGTGGGAAGATTGGTGCGAGAAGCCATAAGAGATAGAGGAATAGTACGTTTGGCAGGATGACAATTACTGTTGACATTACAGTAAAGATGGACAAGGCGTTATGACACGCTGATAGAGGTTCCAATATTCAAAGGTTCTACCCACCAGCATTGTCGTCCACTTGATGGATTGAATCAAGAGACAGGTAACCCGCAAAAGCGGGCTACCTGTCCTGGAATTTCAAGTGATGATATAGAATATCAATGAATTCACTATTCGTTGGCTTGGAAAGCAGAGGATACTTTGCAATGCCGCATAAGAAATCGCGGTTTCCGTTATTCCAGCAGTAAGTAATCGTAGTACGCATACAATGCTCAACGCTATCACGACTTACACGAAACTCCTTAGCAATGTCTACATAAAGGCGCTTATAGACGAAAAGCAGATAATCTTCGTCCTGCAGACAGAGTTTAAGTGCGTGTCGAAGGTAATAGAAACCACGGTAAGTAGAATGAATTCCAAGTGTCAGAAGCAAGGTAGTAATAGGATCTGACATAAAAAATCCCCCTTTTTCTTTAGTATAACCGCAGAGATTATAATTGGTAAAATATGTAAATTCTAAAAGCGGACACAACTTTACGTCAGTCGACATAAATAGAAAAAGAGATGTCGTAGATTAGGAGCCTTGCTGGGAAAGAGGGACGAAGAAAGCAACAAATTGAAGCAATGGCAAGTGAATGTAGTGTATGTATTTGTCCTGATTGTAGAAAACAGAATGAATGTGAAATATGTAACAAATGTTATACATGTCCCGAAGACAGTGCAAAAAGCGAATGTCCTCGTGGGGCATTTGAAGAGTAATTTAGCATTTAGGGAAGGAAAGGAAAAGAAGGATGAAAAACACACTGTCAGATTTAAACAATTATCTTTTTGAACAGCTTGAACGCCTGCAGGATGATAGTCTTGATGAATCGGGGTTGGATAAAGAAATTCAACGGAGCGAGGCTGTACAGAAAGTGGCTAAAACCATTATTGATAACGGACAACTTGCGCTTCAAGCGAAAAAGCACCTTGACGAATATGGACAGGGTGATAAAGTGGAACTTCCTATGCTTGGGGTTATAAGTAAATGAATAGTTGAAGAGAACACGGAACTGAAAGAGACGGTTCGAAATCTCCAGAATCGTATTAAAAAGATGGAGGACTGGTAGCCATATGCATAAATATACTGATTTGGAAAAAGCATTTATGAGAGATTTTATTCCGGGACATACATACAAAGAGATTCAGGAGGCTTTATCAAAAA